ATACCGTCAATCAGGATACTAAGTTCTGTAGAGAAGTACTTGTTTGCTCCTCCTGCTACATATTTAATGGAAACCACATATTTCATTGATCGCCATTCACTTGCGGTAAAGTTATCAAAGACCGTTGAGTTTTCAATTCCATTAATTGTTGATTCATTATTGCCATCTGACCCAAGATCGGTAGACCTAGCAGAAGTACTATCAATTAAATCTACATAGTTTGCCTGAGTTGGTCTATCACCTGTTTCAAACAGGGCTTTTACGTTGGTGGTTGATATCTTTGCCATGAGGTAATTATATCATTATGTTAAAGAATATAGTTATTGATTCCAATGATTTGAAGTCCAATTCCAGGTATACCTGCATTTGCTGGTGGGATTCCAATATTTGTAAACATTACTCTAAAAGGCAAAACTTCTTGTATCTTTGTGAGTCTTACAAAACCACTTATCTTGCTTTTAGGATAATCTATCCTAGAAATTGTTTCTGATCTTTTTTCAGATAAATCTATTATTGCTACGGAAGCCATTACGACTCATCGCTGTTTGTAATATCTTCAATAACTGTTAATATGCCACGAGCAACTGTCCATACCCTCGTAGCATCGCTTAACTCAATATCAAAAATATCTCCAGTGTTTAAACTTTTTGATTGGGCAGATGTTAAGGATACTGTAAATTCTCCATCGCCATCTTCTGCTGTAGGTGATGGATTAAGAATTAAAACTCCTGCTGGATCTGCATCATTTAAATTTCCCGCAAGTGTGGGTCTTTTAATTTCCATCTCAATTGTCCAGTCTTCAATTACCAATGGATCTTTGTTATCATCTGTTACATACACTCTAAATGCTGCTGTGTCGCCTTTTACAATCGTCCAGTTAACCGTAGGGGGTGCAGAACCAATTGAATAGGAACTAAGTGATTGATCTCTAAATGTAGCCATAATCTTATTATTATACCATTAACTAATATGATATTTAAAATATTTTTATATTTTATTGCCTAAACTTGACTCTACTGGCAAATTGATGTTATAATTAATACATGCTACCAGTAGGTAGCATTTGTTCTCTAGGAGGTATTTTACAATGAGAGAAGCAAATGTTTGGCTAGGGGTCTTGGTGTTGGTTATTTGCGGTACCGTTTTTTCGGCTACAGCAAATGCAACAAATGAAAATAATTTACTAATTAAGGAGTCTGTAAAGTCTGCCACCCAAAAGGTGGCCTTTTTGGTTTCTAAGGAAAAAACATTAGTAAAGTATGAAAATGCCCATAATCTAAGTGATGGGCAGTTGATTGAATTATTAAGGGCTGTAGGGTTTGAAGGAAAGGCTTTAAGGTCTGCTTGTGCAGTTGCCAAGGCTGAATCCAACGGACGTCCACTTGCTTTTAATGGCAATCAAAAAACTGGAGACAGTTCATATGGAGTGTTTCAGATAAATATGATAGGTGAGTTGGGTCCAGATCGTAGAGATAAGTTTGATTTGAATTCAAACGCTGAGTTATTTAATCCAGTCACAAATGCAGAAATTACTCTACATATGACTAAGGGTGGAAAAGATTGGTCTTCTTGGACCTCTGTCAATGGGAATAGATATCAGGAATGGTATAACAAGTACCCATGTAAATCATAAAACTGAATAAATAAAATACCCCCCTTGCTTTTGGCTTGGGGGGTTTATTTATAAAATATTTTCTTTAATTAACTTTAATAATCTCTTATCACGTTTACTTGATATAAATCTATGATAAAGTTCTTTTAATGTTGTTCTTGGCAAAATATATTTAAATCCCAAAACACCTCTTACAACTTCTACAATTTCTGGAGTTAACTCAAATTGTCTAAGTTCAACTTTATCATCTGTTTGAAAATCAACATACATTATTGGCTCACCAGATATAGACTTAAAGTTGTTAACATTTTCCCATAATGTGTATTGTGGAACTACTGGTCTAAACCATTTGCTTATGTTAAATGATCCTGCATGAATAGCGCCGTATTTAGAACTAGTTGTGTTGTGTAGGTATGGTGGGTATATAGCCACATTAATATTATCTTCTGAAAAAAATAACCAAGAATAATCTAAAGAAATTGTATGTTGATTACTATATGCAGGGTTATTAATAAAAACAACGCCATCATCTGGAACAATTCCTGTTCCATTGTTAGATATAGTTAACTCCAGATCAATTGGGTTATTTATTACATAGGTATTATTAAAAAATCCTTTAGTTGCAGAACAGGCTCTGTAAGAATCAATTCCATCTTTTGGAAGAGTTGTCCATATATGTTTAGGTGATTCAAACAATAGATTTGTTGTGGTAATTCTATCTAGCGCTGTGAATTGAGTCCAATACACAATTGCTTTCTTTTTCATCTTACCCCTTTTCACTTTTGAATATTATTTTATTATATTATAAAAAATCTTTGCCTTTAACTTTAATTAAAGAATCTTTTCGCCAAAACTCCATATTAGAATACTTTTGCTTTATGTAGTCTGAAAGGATATCTGTACTCGTTGTAGACTGAGATATGCTTTTTCTTATATCATGCAAGTCTTTTGGTAACCCAATTATGCTATCGTTATCTACTTCTACTTTTTCAATTTTATTAAAGTTATGTTTATGCTCTGGCAAATCTAGAAATTTGTAAATTTTAGACATTGTTTCTTCTGGCTTAAGAACTAAATCGTTATACTCTACAATATGAAAAATGCCTTTATTTTCTGGATAGAAAGCAGATGCTAAAGATAGTAAAGATTTATCTATATCTTCACCAGCAGACATTACAAATTCTGATATTATATCTTTGGGTAAACGATAATTAAGGCTATATGCGTTGCTATTAAATGCTTTGTGTTTTAAATAATCAGCATCCATCTTTACAAAAGAAGCAATAATTTCTAATATATCACGAACAGTAAATATGATTTTAGGAGTTGGAGTTATATATTCTTTTATTAAATCTAGGTTAGCAGGAGTTCCCCACATTTTTTCTCTATCAATTATTACTGGCTCTTTTACATTTTTGTAAAAATTGTCCATAAATGAAGATAAAAATATTTTAGATCTAATCTTGTTTTCTTCGTTGCGAGTAGTGTGTTCTATTTGTCGCAAAGTGTTGTTAGTGTCCCACATAAAATGATTAACTGGACTTAATGGGGTAGAATATATGTCTGGGTTTTGATTTAATATTGCAGACAAAAGCGTATTACCACTTCTTGGTAGTCCTGCTAAAAAATAATATGTTTTATTCATATTAAATTATACCACCCCACGATAAAACTCTTACTGTTCGGTCTGGCTTGCTTCTAGTATTTCTTCTTCTGTTGGTGGAACATATAGACTTGGTTGAGGTTGTTCAAAAGTAACCCCATCATAACCCAGTCCTATATAAGGAGGGTTTGCATCGGTATATTCAACACAAGTTAAACCAGTAATATCTTCTGCTATTTCTTTTGAATCAGCAACTAGAAGATTAGTTACAATATTATTTTCAATTACTGCAAATTTCATTTATATTAACCTTTCTAGTTACTTAATGATATATAAAACGCCTGGTGATCCTGCGCCACCTTGGTGTCCGCCATATTGTCCGCCGCCGCCACCGCCTGCTCCATAGCCTGAGCCATCTGCAGCATCGGTACGACTACCAGCACCGCCTGTGCCAATTCCAGATCCTGCGCCAGGACCTTGTCCACCGTTTTGGTTAGTTCCAGCACCGCCACCACCAGTAGTACTATTTCCACCAATTAGTCCAAAAGCACTAACAAATGACGCTGCTGAAGCAGATTCAGTACCTGCTCTACCAAAGTAGGCTCCACCTTGTCCACCATTAGTAGTTGCTGGTGTTCTACTTGCACCGTTAATACCACCTGGTCCACCGCCAGCGGTTACTCCATTAAAAACAGAATTTCCACCAGTTGCACCTGATGCGCCATTTGTTGTTGTTCTTGGAGCGCCAGCACCAATAGTATATGCCATTGAGCCAGTTAAAAGAACTCTACCTCCAAAAACACCACCAGAGGATCCACCAGTTTTATTATTAGAACCTCCAGCACCGCCTCCGCCTACTAATGTGTAATAAGCGTATCCAGTATCGGTAAGTGTGCCACTTGAAGTGTAAGTTGTCATTGTT